ATACGCGCATTTCTTACCCACCCATATAAAATATGTTCAATATTTATATCGCGGAACATTTCTTCTACTTCTTCTCTTACGTCTTCATCTGCTGTTACTATATCAAAATTATCTTTGACTGCATACAAACATGGTAAATCAATCAAACTGCGCACTATAGGGTCAGATAAATACACATTCATGTATGTTCTGTTTTTACCTATGTGTGGTTCAAAATCTTTTTCACCGCCGACGGCAAACCCTTTGTTAATTTTAAGGCGTTGTATAACACCTGCTCCATAACTTCTAGGGTCGTCTTCTTTGTACGCTGGATTACTACCTATAGTAGCAAAACGACGTCTAATATTATCTATAAACGACATGGCTATTTATAATTAACTTTAATGAGTATATAAAGTTTTTGTTAGATTCCCCTTAGGGGATGTTTGTTTAAAGTCACTTTTCGTGCAGAAGTTGTGAAAAGTTGCTTCTGAGAATGATTGCCTTGATTTCTATTATAATTCTTATTGATGGGTCGAGAAACTATACTTTGTCCAAAATTTCCAGACATAGGAAGCATACTTAAGGTTGCATGTAATGCCATAGCCGAACTATCACAATAGTCATCGTGTTTTCCGGAAGGTGCAGCTATTTTTTCTGTCTTATTAGCAGCATCCATAGTGTATTCAAGGTCTATATGTTCTTTTGTCCATTTATGGATTAATTTAGCTTCGTCTATTTCAAGATTCTTTGGATTAGGTACTTTTACTCTTCCTTGTTGGATATATGAAACAAAGTCCCTATACATTTGAGTTTTAGTACCTTTTGGACCACCTGTGAAAACAAACGGTACAAAATGTATATTAGCATCTAAACACGCCAACCGTAAATCATGCTCAACCGCCCCACCAATCCCAGTACAATCAACAATAAGGCGAGTAGCCCCAAGCTTAATGGCAACATCCATAATACGTTGACGTTGGTATGGAATATCATGTCCCCCAGTTCTGGCATTAATTTCTTCAAGGTAAATAAGTCTTGCAATATTTTCCTTGTCAGATTTATCAAGGGACCATGCACTAATGACAGTAGAATTAACAGATTTGCCAATGTCAACACCAACATTAATATCGCCTCCTCCCGAGACTCCATCCCCATCCAACTCAGTAAGTCCATAATTTTCATAACACCCCTTTATTTTTTCTGGATTAAATACATTCGATACTGACTCTACAAACTCACATTCATATTCTGTCCTCCAGTAGATAGAATCTTCACCCCATTCCATCATCTTATCTAACATTTCTTCTTCAGTATAAGGAGCTGAATAAGCATCTCCTTGTTTCACTGCATCTCTCCATGTGAAATGTAATCTTTCAAACGTTTCAGCATAGCCATCATCATACAAATAACGCCACATATGGTTATCTTTTGACTTTGGTGTACCTAAATTTATGAAGGGGGCCTTATTTGAAACTATCGCTGGTTCTACGTTATCTATGAACAATTTATCATGAATTAAGGGACTTTCGTCCACAACTAAGAAAGTTGGGTGTTGTCCTCTAATAGCTTGTCCTTGGTTACTAGGCGCTAATGGAGCCCTTCTCATTATAGTGCCCCCCTTAAGTGTTATGTTGGGCTTATTATGAAACCTATAATTAGCCACTAGACTATTAAGAAAGGGATTATCTGCAAAGTGTCTATAAACATAATTAAAGATTAATGCTGCTTGGTCCTCAGTTGGAGCTAAAATGAATACTAAATCTCTAAATCTATTAAAAAACATATAGATTGTAACGGCAACAGACAAAGCGAATGATTTCCCACTGCCTCGTGGCGCTAATATAGCTAATTTAGTTTGCTTACCGTCATCTCTTTCTATTAAGGACTCTAAAATAATATCTTCTTGTAGAGGTCTAAGGCGTAAAGGCCGTTGTTTACCATCCACTAAATAAGCAACACAGAAAGCACGGACAAGTTTTCTCATTTTATCTTTATCTTGTCTACACTGTTTGAATATATTCTCTAATTTCCTTGAATCTAATCCACCTTTACCTGTCAATAGGGTCTTTAGGTGGCTTTGGTCCTTCATCATCTGATAACTCCTCTAAAAATGTACCAAAGTCTTGAGAACTTTTCTCTATGTCTGTGGGTACTTCTATGTTTAATGCTCTGAATTCAGTATGTATGTCACGAACGATTTGATTTCTTTGTCGCAAGAGCTCTGTTCGAGCGTTAACATCCCGAATACATATAAGAATTTCCGACCACAAAAGGTCTTCAAGAGCAAGATTGCGCGCCAGAAGACGGACAAGCTCTTTATGGCGACCATATTCTGCTTCTCCGACTCGCTGACGTAATCTTTGCTCGTATTTCTCTACGTTCACTCTTGAATATGAGGATTGACATTATTGTCTTTCCCCGTTTTCTTGCGTAAACGAGTTCTCATGTCTTGTTCTGATTCATCTTTCTGAACCATACACGTATCACATGAACTATGTGAGGAGCTCTTACAGTCAGGACAAAATTCATCCTTTCCTTTATAAACTCCCATCTTATAGTCCCTTTCCTTCATCAAGGGCTGATTTGACTTTAGACTTAACCAATGAGGCAAGTTCATCGTCTTTCTCATCCCATGCAGTGATTAGTACATTTCGAACTAAAGAGTCTTTTACGTGCTTCTGCGCTGTTGCATCAAGCTTTTCAAAAGCTTTCATCTGGGCTTTAGTTAGATTCGTGTCTAACAAATCCATCAGTTCAGCTTCGTTGTTCTTTAAGTATTTAAAGACTAACTCTTTAACTGCTGGTACTGTATAGGCAACGTATGCTCCTAAAGCTAATACCAATGCAGCTAGTGCTGCTAATAATGGGTCATCCATTAAAGCATCTAACATTCCAGATTCTTCTACAGTATCCAATAGAGCGGTTAAGTTACCTTCTTCAGTAGTATTATTCTCCTGAGCGGTTACGTTTCCGTTATCGGCTGTATTATTGTTTGTTTCATTCATATGTTGATATCTCCATATTTGTGGGACTCTCACAAGGCACTTGCGATAAGTATCCTGTGAAACTCTGGCCCTACTGCGAGAGCCCATACATAAGTAGACAGGCTACCTATATAAAGTTTACTTCTTACCTTTCTTCTTGGTTTTAGTTTTAGGTCGTAAACTTGGGTATTTTCTATAAACAGCTCGCTTAATACCAGCAGGTCGTGGAGCATTGTGGGCTAACTTAAGAGCTGACTTAGCTCTCTTTAATGTATTAATAGGAAAGCTTCCGGCTGGCGCGCCTCCTGAAGGTCCAGCAAATGCTATACCTTTCTTATATTTTCCTACATTAGAGCCACCAGCCTTTTTACGTGCTGCTGCTTGTTTTTTCTTGGCTGCTGTTGTTTTTTTCCGTGGAGCCATTTTAACTCCTGTATTTTGTATTGTGTTGTTGCCTTTTACCTACATGGTGACCGTGATGCTTTCTTTCAGCAATTTCCACTTCAGTAACATCTCTTATTTGTTTTAATGCTTCTTTCTTAGAAATAGCTTTATGTTCTAAAGCGTGGGTCTTACCACCTACGTGGCTGAAAACTTTTTCTCCTGAACCACTTTTACGCATGGTTAGAGTTTTATCTATGTTTTCTTTCTTGTTTGTCTTATACGGTGTGCTAGCCATGATTACTCCTCATCCCTTGTGATACTAGCACTATTGTTTGGTAAATCTTTTACTTTCTCCAACCAATCGATTGTGTGTAGGGGATTGAAACCATCTTCATGCAGTCCACTTCCATCGAGGTAGTTAACCTCAAGTGGGAGTTGCTTTAAATCTTTATAAGATGTGATGGGTTTTTTATAGTTCATCTCATCTATTTCTGCTTTATCTGGTTTATCAAACTTCAACATCATATCTGGGTTGTTCGTGTGAAAATGTTCACCTTTTAGTTCGTTATTTTTTTCTGTTGGCATAATTATTCCTCCTGTTCACCACAGCTACATTTATCGCAGCCGCAGTTTATTCTGTTCATAACTGATTTCAAATCAGCTTTCATTTGCTGGACCTGATGGTACAGGTCCTTTACTTCGAAGTCGTTCATTTTTTACTCTCCATCTTATGTTCTTGTTCTTGTGCTTTAGATTCCATCATCTGGGATTGTTTCTGAGTTGAATCGTTATAATCAATGACAGCTTGTGCCTTTGTCTTATAGAATGCGGTTTTCTCAGCTTGTTCTTGTTTCCAAACATCTAAAGCATCTTTAATAATTAGAAGGGCTGGCCCACCTAATATAGCTATTAAAGTTGTATATGCTTCAATGTTCGCAAGAACTTCTGGTTTATTAAGTCCGCTATGTATAACGAACCCTGCAAACCCTACCCAGAGTAGAACTAAAGGTACAGCAATCATAAACATAAAAATATCGTTAAATGTTACTCCTTCTCCTTTCTCTTTACTCATCTTTGGTTTCTCCTTTTTTTCCTTTTGTTCTGGCATTACTCTTTTTAACTTGGGATTTGCTTGTCTTAATGCTTGGCGCGCAAAATTCACAAGTACCGCGAAAGCAGTTACAATTGAAAGTGCTGCCATCACTATTCCCATCATTGTTAATATATCTATCCATTCC